TTAGTAATAGGGTCTAATGTAAGCACCGGTGATTGTGTCACAGGGACACCAGTTTCCGCCGTTACGCTTGTATTAAAAACTGATGCTATGGATTTATTAACTAAACTTATCCACCAGTCAGGAGTAAAACAGGTGTAATATCCAGTTGAGTAATCTTGTGCGTTTAATGTTGATAGTGATGGATTAAACGCTATGTTTAGTATTTCCCACCTGAAATAATCAGGGGGAGGGGTTGTTGGTATTTGTCTTGCGGAAAAACCATCAGTCCTCCATAACCCTAATTGGTTATCATTTATAACAGGATTTTTAAATGTAATTGTCGTAGAAGCATTACTACTATGTTCTTCGCTTAATACTTCAATTGTTCCGTTTCCTTGGTTTAAATTAGTATTATATATTTCTATATAAGCGAGACTTGTAGGGATACCGGGAAATGGATTGTATCCCTCACTATCTGTAATAAAAATTGTAATATATTGTGCGTCCGGTGGAGATGGAGGGGGATAGAAACCAGTTCCTTGTGGTAATGAGTTTCTATTTACTGCGTTAGACCCTTTTTCGTTAAAATCAAACGGCAAAATTTTCAAACCGGTATATGTATTAATTCCGTCAATACTTGCTGTAATTGTTATATTAGAATAATATTCATTAAGTGCGTCATAGTCACTTACCGTGTCGTAGGTTGGTAAATATTGTAAATCACCAATAACCGAACTGTTATATGTGCTTCCATCAACAGATGATGTAAATGTCCCTCCACCTATTTTAATATATTGATTTTGTCCGTTTGAACCCCATGTCAAATTTTTATCAGTTTCATTAGCATAAATATAAGGCGTTAAGAGGGTGGTATCCCAGTCACTTGAAAACCATGTATATTTAGTGTTAATACTTAAAGGAGTTGATGATGATACAATATCCCACGCTTCCGGATTAGAAGGTAAAGAATTAGGAGGAGTTTGTGTAATACTTTGAAAAAAATATTGAGTAAAATTGCTTGGGAGTGTTGGTGTTTGTTGTTGTTGCGACATAGTTAAAGTAATATTCGTATTAACAACAGTATTACCATAAAATTCTTTTGGAGGTTGCGTTGTCTTATCTTGTGGAGACCAACTTATATATTCTTGTGCTAAGTTTGTGATACCCGTAGCATCTTCTTTAACTTTGGCGATAGATACAGAATAAGCGGTTTTATTAACATCAGTATTAACACCATCTAACAAAAGTTTAGGCATAAATATAGGAAGAGAGTATCCTGCTGTATCAACATGGAACCGAGCAACCGACATAAAATAATTGCTTGGATTATCCAAAATAGGATTAGTTCGGGTTTCTCTAAAATTTAAAGGTATTTGTTGTTCGCCTGTCGTATCATTATTAACAATAGACAAATCTAAGTATAAATGGTCGGGTGATGAGGACATTATTATAATATAGTAATATAATATTATTTTTAATTATTACATTTTATTTTTCTTCTAAATCTAATTTAAAATTAATATTGGAAGTTAGGGAGGTTAGGGAGGTTAGCGTATTTTACGAACCCCTTATAACCCCCTCCTGATAAAATTAAAAAAAAAATAGGGTAGGGGGGGTTTTATTAAAAAAAATACCCTAACTTCCCTAACTTCCCTAACTCAATCTATTATTAAGGATATTTTAGGGGTTTTTATAAAATATAGGTATTATATAATTATAAATGTTGTATGAGGTTGTTAAACTTCCTAATAAAAAATTTAGCGTAATTAATAAAGTTACTAAGTATAATTTTATACCGGAAGGCACTACTAAAAAAAATGCTAATTTGAAATTAAAATCGTTATATAAACATTTAGAGGATTTAGAAGGGGGAGTTAGGGTTTATAAAGGAAAAAAATATAAAACCGAAGATGACGACGATGACGACGATATTATTTATGACGCTATGAGCGACGATGATTTACAAAAATATTTTCCAAATGCTAAAATAGTTAAGTATAATGAAATACCAAGAGGGGTTAGCGTTGAAGAGTGGTTAAAAGTTGGAGAGGTTATTTATATTTTGTATGAAAGTTCTTTAAATGTAGGACACTGGGTTAGTTTAGCAAGAAGTCAAGACGCTATTTATTATTTTGATAGTTACGGTAATAAACCCGATGTGCCTTTATCGTGGAATAGTGCCGAGCAAAATGTAGAATTACAACAAGAAGAACCTATTTTAACGAAAATGTTTAGCATTACTAAAACCCCTGTTTATTATAACGATTATGATTATCAAGATAAAGATGATAAAAATGTAGCAACCTGTGGTCGTTGGGCGACTGCTTTTTTAACTCATTTTAAAAAATATAAAGGAGATTTAAAAAGTTTTAAAAAGGAGACATTAAAAAGAGCAAATGGTAGAGATTTAGACGAATTTATATCTAAAATTTACGATGAGTAACTTTTTTTTTATTTTTATTAAATTAAAATATCATAAAAATAAAATATAATATTATATTATAAAAGATGTCTCAGGATTTCCAAAAGGTTTTAGTCAAAGATGATAGACTTATGGTTACTGACGCTGTCCGTTATGCCGTTATTAAGGGAGGTGCTAATATGACATGCTCTCAATATAGCGCTATCGGTTCATCGCCTTTTACAAGCAATATTAACTTTAACATTCAAGTCCCCTCACAAGAGACTATCGTTTCTCGTCAAGCACTTCTCCGTATGAAGTTGAGGTTTAAGATTACCGCTACTCCTGCGAATGATGGTGAGAGTATTTTTGATTATGGAAATACCGATGGGTTTGCCCCTTTTCCATTTCACCAACTCGTTAATTCGGCACAATGGACTATTAACAACAACACTATCTCACAGAATACCCGTGATATTTTAGCGGTTCTTACTCGTATTCACGATAAGCGTTACCTCCACCGCTATAATGGTATGACCCCTACGATGTTTGATAGTTATGGTGATTACGCTACTATTCCTACCGGCGCTTTGAACCACCCTCACGGAGGTTTTAACCGATTGTCTATGGATAACGACCTCGCCCCTCGCGCAACTCTTCCTCTCAGTTTCGTCGGCGGTAATGCTATTCCCGGAAAAGGAAATACTGGAAATGTTACTTATGATGTTGAACTTACTGAACCCGTTATGGTATCTCCTTTTATCTTCGCTGGTGATGAAGGGCAGGGTATTTATGGTATCCAAAACCTTAACGCCGTGTATAATTTAGCGTCTTCTAACATCACTACCGCTATTCGTATTGCTAACCTCGCTGGTCGTTTTGAGGGTGCCCCTGTTGTTACTATGGAAGGCATCTATGACCCTACTTTGCTTCTTCAATACCTTACTCCTCACCCGAGCGACCTTATGCCGTCTCGTAATGTCGTGCCTTACTACGAACTCCCCCGCTTTGTTTCGTCGGTTGGAACTATTAACACCGGTGCTTCCGCCACCATCAGTTCGTCTTCCCTCCAACTTAACCAAATCCCCGATAAGATTTATATTGCCGTTACTAAGGCAGTTGATAGTCGTTTAGTTACTGACGCTGATGCCTTTATGGCGGTTCAATCCATTTCTCTTAACTGGAATAACTCTGCTGGTCTTCTGTCGTCTGCTACTCCTCAGGATTTATGGCGTATGTCTGTTGAAAATGGTATCAATATGTCGTGGGTTGAGTTTAGCGGTTCTGCTGGTGGGGGTTCTGTTACTCCGGTTCAAACTTGCGGTTCGGTTCTTTGCTTGGAATTCGGTAAGGATATAGAACTTAAAGACGATTATTACGCTCCGGGGTCTCTTGGTAACTTCCAACTCCAATTTACGCTGGTCGTTAAGAATACTGGTGTTGCTAACGCTACCAATCTCCAACTCCTCACCATCGTCCAAAATAGCGGTGTGTTTTCTTTGGAGCGTGGTGTTGCCTCATCTTATCTTGGTATTCTTACTAAGAGTGATGTTCTTGAAGCGTCCCGAGGTGTTGCTATCCCTTACAGCGATGCTGTCCGTATGGTCGGTGGTGGTAAGGCAGGCGATTTCTTTAAAAAACTTGGTTCTAAAATCGCTGACGCAGGAAAACCACTTGTTACAGAAATTGGAAAAGAATTGTTGCCTGTTGCTAAGGACGCTATTGTAGGTATGGTTAAAGGTAAGATTTCGGGTAAGGGCGTTACCGGCGCTGGAAAAAAGCGTGATATGGGCGCTTTGGAAGACCGAATGTATTAAATCATAAATTTAAAAAAAAATAATAATAAAAATAATAATTAATTTATTATAAAACTTAAATTAATTATTTGTATAATTTAAAATAAACCATGCTCGGTTAGTCAGGTTAGTCAGGTTAGCGTATTTTTTCAATCCCTTAAAACCCCTTCCTAATAAAAATAAAAAAAAAATACCCTAAGGGGGGGTTTATTAAAAAAAATACCCTAACTTCCCTAACTTCCCTAACTCAACCTATTATTAAGGAGGTTTATAAGGGGTTTAAGCAACTTTAATTCGTAATGCTTGATTATTACCAATTCCAGAACGCCAAACATCACCTACGGATAAACCAGCGGGTTCAATATCCAAAGACCCTCCGGTTCCAATAGGTATTTTTGTAATATCTAAGTTTAATGCCCGACTGATTGTTGTTTTAGTTGAAGTTTGAGTAAAACCAGTTGAAGCATTATTATCAATTACAATATTATCCGTTAAATCATCGGTTTTTAGTTTTAAATTATGTCCTACGCTTCTTGATGAAAGTTCGTTAGATGTTATAACACCATCTACATCTAAATCATTATTTAAAAAACTTACATTTTTAGATACAACATTCCAATCCGCCGTGTTTCCACTCCATACCAACAAACACCCTTCTCCTACATTTTTAAGAGTTACCGGTTCGCTTACATTAGAAGTAAGGGTTGCTGTATAACTCGTATTTGCTTTATGTAAATTTAATATTTTAATTTGTCCGTCAGCAGTTCCATTATTGATTGTTGCTGTAATATTTCCGGAAGTGGTATCTAATTTCGTAATTAAGCGGACGCTGTCTATGACTGGACTTCCAGCAGTAAGAGATTGTGAGACACCACCTATTATTGCTTGTTTAAAAGTTGTCTTTCCA